CATTTGACAGAAAATCAACATAAGCTAATGTTTGCTCTGCTGCTGAATCATTTGCAAATAATAATTTATCTCTTGTATTAGTTGTACTTCTTTTATTATCAAATATTAACCAGTTTCCTGTGCTGCTACTTCTTTTTATCATTAAAAAAGCAGGTTCAAATCCTAAATCAATAGTCGGACCTGTTGCTGAACCATTCCCTGTATATGTACCAATTTTTTGATACCCACTTATATTTCTAAAACAATAAGCAATGTGATTATCTCCTGATTTATTTACTGAATTATCACCACCTATACCAAACACAGTATCGTTACCTGCTTGTGCAGTTGTAGAATCATTTGTTACAGCTGGTGCACCTACAAATACTGTCCTTGCATTATCACCAAGTTGTGGTGTTTGTATAATCCATTTATCACTTTGGTCTATAATCTTAATTATGACTAAATCACATTTAGCAGAAAGACCGTGACCAACAGTCCTTGCAGAATTACCATCACCTACATATTTAACTATTGAAAAACCTGCTGCATCATTAGCTTGTACTGTACTTGTAATTGTACCATTTGTATTACTACTTGTATTACCTCCGTTTGCATGCCAACACCAGGCAACATATGTTTCACCATTTTGATTTACTGCACCATCATTACCTACTGAAAATCCACTTGAATCAAAACTTTGTAATCCTTGTGCTGATGTAGCTTGTGCATTATCTGAATTACTCATTATGTAATTTGTAGCACCTCTTGTACTATCTAACCATTCGTGACTACTTGTGTTTGACCTTTCCTTATACCAAACTAAATCAGGTTGAAAATTTAATCCTGAAATTTGTCTCGCACTTCCTGTACCTGTCCATATTAAAGTATCAAAATGATTTGTTGGTGTTATAGCACCACCACCACCACCTGTGTCAGTTGCACCTGCACCAATAAGTCGTTTATTTACACTCATTGATTATATATTTGGGAAATCGTATGTAATCACACCTGCTTTTGTAGTGATCGCATTAATTTCAGATTCTACATTTTGAGATTGCACTCTTAAATTTTCTCTTGCTTCACTTATATCGTTTGGTACTTCTGTTCCATTATCAATACTTCTAATTATATACCAATCTGTTTTTGCAAGTTCACTTCCAATTCTATTTTTATAATTTGCAATCGCTTGTTCTTTTAATTCAGTTAATGTTTTTGTCCAAGTTTTATTTGATATATCTTTTTTAAATACTGTTTCTTCTGTATCCCAATATACCTCACCTAAATTATGGATTCTTTCATCATAAGAATCATCTACAATAACATCAAAAAGACCATTGTTTTGCATTTCTTCTTCTGACCAATCTTTTATGTTTAAATGTAAACCTGTTGAAGTTCTTAATTTTGTAGGTAGTGAATTATAAAATGTAATTGTACCCTCGTTATTTACTGCTAATCCTATTTTCATTATGAAGCTATTTTATTAATTGTTGCGAATTGTTCTGTTGAACCATTTGTAGATACAATACTAATTAGATGTTCACCTGAACCATCATAAGTACTTGCACCATTTAATTCTTTTACACTTGTTGGTAATGTTAATGTATAGTTACCATCAATGACAAGATTTATCTGCATTCCTGTTTGTACACCTGTAAATGTTAATATAGTATTTCCTGACAATGTTTTTGTAAATACTTGACCTGCACTCCAATCAACACTTGTTCCTGACAATGCAACAATTGTTTTGAAATTTGCTGCTAACATTCCTAATGATACACTTGATGTATCACCTGTACCTACAAGTGTACCTGTTGCAGTAGGTAGTGTTATAACTGCTGAACTTGCAGATGCGTGTGGTTGTGCTTTTATTGTTTGAAAATGTGCATTTGAACTTTCACAATACATTCTAATTTCTGCAACACTTCCTGTTCCTGTTCTCATTTGTATTGAACCATCTGCAACAGTAACACCACCTGATGAACCATTACCACCCATTGTAAAAGAATTTGTTGTGCTACTTGCCAAACTTACTGTAACTGCACCACTTGTACCACCACCTGACAAACCTGTTCCTGCAGTAACTCCTGTTATATCACCAGTTGAAGCATCTACATAACTAAAAGATCCATCACCATCAGATTGTATTAATTGTCCTGCAGTACCATTACCACTTATATTTAAAAGTGAAGCACCAACTACATTTGTGTCAGAAGTTCCAATTAATGTTCCATTTGTTGTAGAAACAATCACTCCACCATTTGTTAGTGTAAGCCCAAGTGCATTCCCTGCACCATCTGTAAGTGCTTGTGCTGAACTATCTATTGTACCATTATCACCAACTTTTAGTAGTGATGTATAAGTATCTTTTATTTTATTACCTGTTAAACTTGCCATATCTTTTTAATTATTGTGCATTATCCCAATTTGTATTTTCGCTTTCCCAATTTACAAACCATTCGTTCCAATATTTTTCAATATGAGATTTTACTTTTTTAGAAACATTTGCTAATGAATTAAATAATCCTATCATTGTAAATAAGCTATTACTTTACCACTATCAACTGTTATTGAAGTAAGATCACCATAAAAAATAAATCCTGCTTCTAAAACTAAATTTGTAATTGTTGTATCACCTGCACCTGCTGAACTTGTAAAATCAACTTGTGCATCTGCAACTACTTGAATTGCTAAAAACTTCTCGCCACCTACTGAACTTTCACCTGCACCTAAAATTCTTAAACCCTTATGTCCAAATGCTGCTTTTTGAAAATCTGCTGAAAAAAATAAATCTGTTGCCATTGTTACTAATTTAATACAAAAATAGTAAATTAATAATTAATGTTTTCTGCCTTGTCCTCTGTATTTTTTTTTGTAACCTGTCTGACCTCGACTGGCATTTTTTGAGTGTACACCTCTACGCCTTTTTTTTGGTTTCTCTACTTTTGCAAATACTTTTGGTCGCCTAATTTTTGCCATTATTTACTTATGCTTTTAAACTTCTCGGCACCCCTTGAACCAAAGTAAGCTACATAAACAGTAATAAGTAAACTTTTGAGTAAATCAATCCAACCACTATCAACAGTAAATTCAATACCACTTGAATCAACAAATATTAATAACACCATAGATACAGTTAAAAAAATTAAGGCCATAGGTCTTGTGTTTTTAGAAAGCCAAGAATCACTCTGCATATCACTTGCCCATCTTTTAGATACTTCTTGCATTTCTATTGTATCTTGATTTAAAAGTGCTAATGCTTTTTCTTTATCTTCAGGTGGCAGTATCGGATCTTTTTTTATAAGGTTTTTTACAAGACCAAAAACACCCTTGTCAGGCAGAACATCTCCTAACGAATCTACAATAGAAGAACCTGCACCACTTAAAAATTTACCAACCTTAGTGTCTTTTAATTTTTTCTTACTCATCTTCTTGTACTATATCTAAATCAAAATGAGTATATGTAGAATAACCTTTACCTGGTTTTCTTTTAGCTTGATAAACAAGTTTTCTGTTTTTACCTTTTACATAACTTACATGAATCCAATCAGGATTTGTATCATCTCCATACTCCCATATTAATTTATCATAATCAAACTCATTTTTTATAATGTAAAACAATTCACAGTTTTTCATTTTAGTTGCATCAAGGTCAATAGCACAACCTTGAATATGCTGCGAAGTTGTAGCTGAACCTGAAATTGCTTGATTTAGTTTTTCGCATCTAAAAAAACTATTAACCAATATTGGTTCTCCAACTCTTTCTCTAAGTGGTTCAAACAATTCCTCTGCAAGAATTTTCATATTAGATAATTGCTCATCGTTTGGTGTATTATCTATATCTAATTTTTTTGCAGTTGCAGATCCAGTTGCTTCTTTCCAAGTTATATGTTTACTAAATTTTTTTGTTTTTGCCATAATATTTAAATTTGTTGAACTCTGTTTGCAATATCAATGATTGCTCTATAATAAGTTTTCTCATCTTCATTGTCCTCACTATATGCTATACCATTTATGTTTGATGTAAAAACATTAAAGTTGTTTGAGGTTAAATCAAAGAAATCAGTTGTAGTAGTTTTTATAAGTTCTAAGATTGATTCTACAATATCGTTTACTTGTAACTCACCACCATCATCTGAAAAAAAAGCAGTAACAACTTCTATTCTTGTAATACATTCAACAATAAAATCACTTTGATTTTGATTTGTTTGTGCAGTATCAACTGAATATATAATTATATATGGTTCACTTTGTGTTGATGGCACACGATTAAAAACAGGTACATTAGAGCCATCATAACTAACATTACCATTGAGTAAAGTAAATATCTTTTGTCTTATAAATCTAATTGGTTCTTTCATCTTAAAGCCCTTGTAATCGCATTATTTAAATCTAAAACTAATTTTTTCAAACCAATATTTATTTTACTAAAGAAATAAGGTTGTGCCTTTTGAAACTTTGTACCAAATTCAAGAAAACCTGAATAGGGTGCTTTTGATTCTATTGCTTTTTCGTTTGCATTGTAAACTACATTGTTTCTTAAATTACCAGTATCTACTGGTATTGGTGGTTGTTTTATTTGTCTAACAATACTCAAACCATTTTTATCAATAATAATATTAGCTTGTTTTTCAGAAATATCTTCAAGTTTATCAAATAACCTATTTACTTTACGAAGATCAGATTGATTTATTTTTATTTCCATTACTCTCTTTTTGTAGCAGTTATTGTTGTAAAATATTTATAATTACTATCAAACATACTGTTTATTTGAAATTGTCCACTTACATTTTCTATTTCAAGTAAATCTGTTGTCGCAATATTGTCAGCAGTTTTTTTTCTTACAATCAATTCAATAACTAAGTTCCTATCTCTTTTTCCATTTTTTATAGTTATATTTCCATCAGTATAATTAACATTTGCCCATATTGTAGTTTGTGTTGCAAGTGTAGATGAAAAACCACCAAAACCATCGGCAGTTTTACTTTGTCTTTTTATCAAAACTCTTTTGTCTAATTTACCAGGGTTCATTATATAAACATTGTTTTGTGTGAACTTAAAATACTTTTAACATCTGTTGGTATATTTGTAACTGTATTACCTACAACAAAATCTGCTCTATTATCATAGAGTGTTGATACAAGTTGAAGATTTGCTTGAATTAAAAAACTATCACTCAATCCTGATGTCGTATAACTCACAATGACTTCTTCGGCAGGTAAACTTTCTAATTCTATAATTGTATCATCAAGACCATACTCTGTATATGCAGTTGTTGCAGTACCATCAACTGTTATTGATTGTATAGAAGCTATTGGTGAAAATGGCAAAACAAATCTTTCATCAACTGTTGATAAATACAATTTTCTTGTTTTTGCAACAATATCTTTCGTAATATAATTTTCAATAATAATCCTTGCTTGTGTAATCATTTGTCCAATCAAAGTATCATCAGCAGTAGTATCAACTCTCATATAAGATTTTGCAGTAGCAGTATTTATGATCTCTGAACCAGTTGTAGCAGTTATCTTGATTTGTGTGTGAAAACGATTTAAAGGATTACTATAATATTTCATTATTTAAATTTTTTTTGATTTCTCCTGTATGCTTGTTTTAGTTCCTTGGTTTCTTTACTTTTTTTCTCACGATTATTTAAAGTAAAAAATCTTATTATATCTATTAACATAATTATTATTTAAAACAAAAATACAAAAAAAAAGCACCATAAAATTTATAGTGCTTTTATTAGAAAAGAATAAAGAAAGAAAAAACTATCTAAACTCAAAGTTATTAAAATATTTTGAATTTACATTATCTAAACTAACTCTAATACATTTTCTAACACCGTTGTTAGGAAATATAAAAAACCCTTTATACATTTCTATATATACTGCAAAGTAATCTACATCTTGTAAAGAATATGCTTGATGCCAATTACATTGTATTGTTTTTCTGTGTTTTAAAAAACCTTTACCTGAATATTTAACTTGAATTTTGTATACATTGTTTCCTGTGTCAGCAATGCAATCATAAACACAAGAATCTAAAATAGGAAAAGAAACTATAACTCCTCTTTTTAAACACTCAACTCCGAACAAGTATTCGGCAAGACAACCTCGTGCATTACTGTCCACGAACACAAAGTTAAGAAAAAGTTAAAAAGCCCATCTGAACTAACAAATGGGCTTACAAATAAACCAATTAATATGAAAAAAAACTAATTAACTAAAAATTATCTTTCGTTACTCTTTTCTATTTCTTCTTCTATATTATATGCATGACCTAATATTTTAAAATACACATCGTTTGAAATAGTTTCTTTATTTAAACTTTCAGAAACAAGCTTCATAATCTTAGGTGCCAATTTTCTTGCATTCATCTTATTAACCAGAATAAAAAGTTAATAAATAATATAGACCAAAATGTAAAAAAACCCATACCCCAAACAAAATATCTTAATATTCTTTCTTGTAATTTATAATCTACTGGCATATTGATTTCTTTCTTTGTTGCTTTACTTAATGGGTGATTAGACATACTAAAAAGTGTGATGCAAAATAGATCATAGCAAAAAGTATAATCGGTGTTTGCAGTTTTTCTATTGTTGTTATAATTTTTTTCATAATTCAAAGGTATAATTATTTTTTAATAATACAAAATTTTTTTTATTATAAGATATTTCTTATATATAAAACATAAAAAAAGGGGGTACGAAACCCCCTTTATAAAATAATCACAAATGATTATAGAGCAGCAATCACAGTTGCGAATGATCCTCTACATAGTGCATTTGGTAAGTAAGTAGTCATAGCCAATCTTTCTTGAACTCTAACTGTAATAAAGTTCTTTTGAACATTGTCTGAATCTTGCTCAAAGAACTCTACACTTACATTATCTCTTTGCCAAATCTGTGCTGCTTGGCTAAAGTTTCCTACAATAAATTCACCCTCTGCCATAGCAGTTGATAATCTAAATGGTACTCCCATAAATGTAGGTTGCAGGCCTTGATATACTTGGTCTTTTAAATATCTGTTATCACCATCTTTAAGTGCTAAGATTTTGTGGAAATCAGTTGGGTGCATTAAAATCCCATCTGATGTATAGTTAAACTTAGCAATTTGATTTAGTGCAGTAATTAATACATCAATGTTTTGTGGGTTAGAAATTACACCTGCAGCAAAACCTGAATCTGTGTTACTCCATGCAGTAGCTGAATTTCTTAATCCCTCTAAATTTGGTGCAACACCATTACCACCTAATAACTGGTCATCTTCAACTGCCATTAATTTACTTGGTACTCTTGCAGATATATAAGATGTTAGTTGCTCTGTGTCATCTAACATTTGCTTAGATAATCTTAAATAAGTTCCAATTAACTCTACATTAGCAGTAGATGCAGTTAAGTTAAAGTCAGTTTGTCCTAAAGCACTTCCCTCTGATGTAGCTGCATTACCATCTGTATATGCACTCTCTTTTACAAATCTAATTGTATCAGAAGTTGTAGTACCAACAGGTACTATTGACCTTACATGGACTTCGTTTGATGGATCAAACTTAATACCAGGTACTCTTGTTGCAGCAATTACTTCTCCTGTAAAATCTGCACCAGTTGTCATATCGGCTTTTACTTCAAATGAAGTTGCTCTTGATCTTCCTTTTTTAAAGTCCTCAATAGCACCACCATCAACTGCTTCTTTTAAAGCACCTTTGAATGTCATTGGCACACTATCAATAGCATTTTTTTTAGCTTCAATTTCAATAGTGTCCATTCTTTTTTGCATAGCATCGTGCTTTTCAATATAGTCGTTAGATAAGTTAGAAATCTCACTTTTAAGTGATTCTTCTACTTCACCTTTCGCATTATCTTGAGCAGCATTCATTGCTTTTTCAATTTTAGAATCAACTAAATCTCCGATTTGGTCTAATTCTTTTTTGATTTCATCGTTCATTTTTACGAATTTTTTAATTTATTAAACAAATAATTATAAATATCGCTATTATCATTTTTTATCTCTGTCGGCTCTGTAACTTCAATTTCAGTTGGCAAAGTGGCACTATCGTTAAATATTGATTTTAGCTTAATAAGTTCTGCTTCAATAGCATAACCTAAGTTGTCAGATATATCTCCCTTGCGAATTAGCTTCACAAGTTTGTCATATCGTTTTAATACTTTTTCTTTATCAAAATTACCCTTAACATCTAATATCATCGCTTCATCATTCGCTGCAAGTGTTACTGCAGAAATCTCATATAACTTTACTTCTGTAAGTTTTCTATTATAATCTTCTCCCATACCTGATTCTTTTTGCATAGGTAAAATTCCTACACTATTTTCAGTAATAACCCCTGCTTTCATTAATTCAAGAACATCTTTACCAAGTTGTGTTTTAGGTACTACTGCTTCAAACACAAGTCCTTTATCATCTTCATAAAGATTTCGCATTTTACCAATAGGTTGTTCCATATTGTGTTGGTATAGATATTTCACTCGCTTACCATTTTCCATAATGGTTTTTGTGTAAGCACCTTGTGTGATTATATCACCATCACTATCTACATTGTTAAATACTGAACCATACCCTTTTACGATTCCTGACTTTTCATCGGCATCAATTAATTCACCGATTGGGCTTGACTTATAAATAATATTTTCCATAATGCAAAGTTATTAATTTTATACTAATTATTTTCTTCTGTATTATCATCTAATATTTCTTCTATTGCAGCTACTGTCGCTACTGTTTGTGCTACTGTAATGACATCTTCTATAACACCACCTGAACTATAATCATTATCAAGTTCTTTTGGAAAAGGTGCATTAGTACATCTACAATTAATTACATTAGCAGCAGATCCTCTACTATCTCCAGGATATGCCAATTCTTCACCACCAACTAAAAAGTTTTTGTCCATATCAACAATTTGTCCATTTGCTTCTATATGATCTATTCTTACTCTATTATCTAAAGTTGCAATCCACTCTTTTTGTAAGTTTTCTTGACCAAATACATCTACTGCACTTTGATTAGTTGCATAGTTAGCAGCATTGACACTTTCTGTTCTAACTATTCTCTTTGCATTGTTTACAGACATATCGTTAAATTTTTTTCTAAGTATTCTTCCTGCTTGTGCTTCATTCATAGATTGAAAATTAGGATCTTGCATAAATCTTTTTAATGTTCTTTGAAACTCTTTTCTTCTATTTGTTGCTACACTTACTACTCTTTCACCTGCTACTTGATTTCCTATATATGCAAACTTTGCATTCCATATTTCTTGGTAGTCGTTACTTATATCTTTTTTTATATACTTATCAAAATTACCTGCGTACCATTTAGCCATTCTGTTACCAATCTCTTGATATAGTTCTACATATAGATTTGTTATGTCAGATTCTTTAAATTTAAATTGCAGATTAGGTATTTGTTTGTTTGAAGAAATAAACTCATCTATTATTTCCTGGCTTTGACTTTTGAAATATCTTGACCATTTAACATCTTGTTTTGCTTCAACAATATCTAATTGTTTTAGCCAATCTTTATGATAATCTCTTTTGAATTTTTTAGTCAGCATTTTGAGAAATCCTTTTTGCCCAAGAAACCATAGCTTTGCCACCCCACATATTATAAGCTACATAACCTTTATCTTTCCAAGGTTCATCTCTATACTGGTCTGCAATTTTAGCATTATCTTCATGTCTTGCTAAAAAACTATTGATTCTCTTTACAGTATCAAGAGATATTGGTTCCCTCTTTGCAAGTTGATTTGCTCTTGCAAGACCAACCTCTGTGCCACCTCTTACTACATCACGGCCATATTTATCAATCCAACCTAACATTCTTTTTGCATTGTTTGTAGCACCTTGTGGATAATCTTTATAGCTTTCTTGTTTTAGAGATTTCTTACTTGACATTGGGTGTCCACTTGGCAGTAAATCTGTATCATGCTTACCACTTCTAAATTTACCATTTCTAAGAACATATAAAAAAGAATTTACTCTTGCATAAGCCCATTGATCTTCACTTCTTACACTCGGTCTAACGCTTTGTGGATTTGTTCTATAAGCACCTACACCACGATTAAATACTGTTTGTAAAGTTCTATAAGTTGTTCTCTTAGTTCTGTCATTACCAACTTTCTCGTTATGGTCTTTGACTTTGTTTCTTAATCCTGTTTCTACTGCACTTCCTGGTTTTACAGGTTTATCAATATATTCTTTGTCATCTTCTTCATCTTCATCATGATAATACTTAACATCTGAACCAACTATGTCCATATAATCATCATGGGAAGAACATGGCATATAAATTGTTTGTCCATCAGCATCGTGAGAATGAATACCACTACAACCTATTTGTTCGGCTCTTGCTCTTGCTTCAGATGCAGTAGTATAAACATCTCTCCTAACTTGTCGCTTTACATCAAGAAGTTCATTGTAGTCAATCTTAACACTCTTAAAATCTTCTTCAATCGTTTCTTCTCCAAGTGGCACAAGATTCATTGGAATATAGTAATCATTTAACTTTTCGTTATCTGCTTCAACACCATAACTCATAGCTTGTCTTTTCTCATTAGGTGTTAGCCACCAAGATTGACTCATTTGATTTACAACTTTGTCCATCTCCTCTTGCATTTCAGAAATACTTGTGTAATCAAAATCTATATATAACTTTTCACCATAACCAGGTACAAGCCACCTATTCAGTTCATCTTTGATTTTGTTAAGTTCAGGTATAATTGCATTTTGATACAAACTCTTTTTTGCTTCTATAACATTATTATATGTAGAAGATTCTGTATTGTTAAGTAAAACTGCAGGTACAGAATAAATATTACAAAGATCTTTGATACTTGCATTGTACTGCTCAATAAGAGATAAATCACTTGCAGACATTCCAAAGTTTATCCAAGACAGTTTTTTAGGTGTTATAACAATATCACCTGCATTTCTGCTTCCTGAATAATTTTGTCTAAATTTTTCTTTTAATTGTTGTGCTTGAACTTCATTTAAATCGCCCTCATCTGACATAAGCACACCTCTCGCAGTTTGATTCTGTAAATATTTTGCACCTGTTGTTACTGCTTCATTGTTTGTGTCTAATGATCTTAGACCTGCTTTTAATGGCGACATTCCATACAGGTGTGAACCAGTACCATCATAATATGGGTTAAAATCTTTTATATGGCATATATCTTCAGCTTCCATCTTATATTGACCATTGTACTCTAATGAGTAAGATTTTACTGGTTCAAAAATTCCACCACTATTTATTTCTACCTTTTGACTTGGCAATACATAAAGTTCCTGGTACTTACCTTGGTTTGCACCAGTATCAGGTTTTAGTCCATAGATATAACGATTACCAGTTAGTTTACCAAAAGCTATAACCTCTTGAATCCATGAATTGTATGATTGTGCAGGATTAGGTCTTGAAAGTAATTGGTGCAAATCTGTATCTGTTACTTCTTCTAAAGCATGTTTTCTAATGACTTCTGCTTTATGTAGTGCAGCACCATTTGCAATACCACTTGTCATTGACTTATATCTTTTTAACTCATTCTCATTTTTTATCTCATAAACTTGTAGTGGTATTGTCGCAGCAGTTTTTGCAATTAGGTTTACAATAGAATATACAGTTGTGTTGTATTGATAACCTTTTTCTATGTAGGTGTTGTCGTTTTCAGGATTCCAAATTATACTGTTACCTAAATAATTGTAGATTGCTCTATTAAACTCTTGACTTGTTTGTTGAAAGTTCTTAGAAACCAAGTTTCTAAATCTTGTAAATATTGATGCCATTAGATCTCTTTTATCTTACAAAAATAACAATTAAATTACAAAAAAGTTTTCCCTCTTTCCAAACCTGGAATATGTAGCATATCTTATAGAATCCATAGCATGATTCTCTTTGTCTTGTGGCTTATTTATTATGGTTCCATCTTTTAATTCTTGCCAGTAATAATTATGATATTCTCTTGTAATATTTTGAGATTCTTTGCTTACAAATATATCATACTCTTTAAGAAGTGATATTCCTGCATTGATGCTACCTTGACCTTTTATTGCAGGTTTGATATACAAACCTAATCTTCGCATCTCCTCTATTGATTTAGGTTCTGCTGAATCTGCATAATATATTACTTCACCATAACCACCAGCTTTTAAAAAATCTACAATATCCGAATTTGTCATGCCCTTACGATAGAGTAATTCATGTAAATAAAGTTTATCGTTTTGTCTAAATGTTAAAACAATAGCAGTAGGGTCGTTAGAATATCCATAATCAATACCAATTACACCCTCTACTTCTAAATCAAACTTTGGAAAATCTTTATAGTCAATAAAGTGCCAGTTGTTAAATACTTGTCTTGCACTAAATATTGCTTGTAATCCCTCACCATATACTCTCCAATAATCAGGATCTCTTTCTTTCATTCTCTCTATTTCATTTACAAGTTCTGCTGATAAAAAGTTATTATCTCTATAAGTTGTAATCCAGGTATCGCAGTCATCTCTTGGTATTAAGTCGCTATAAATCCAATGCACAGGATCTGATGGGTTAAAGTCAAGTATTAACATATCTGTTGTTCTCATATTGATTTGTCTAAAATCTTCTATGTTTAATTCGTTTCCCTCATTTAAGAAAGCTATATTTCTTTTACGGCCACGAATCTTTTGGGGTTCATCTACTGAAAGAAATTCAATAAGATGATTATTGTATTTAAAAGTGTTTTCTGCTTTGTTATGCACTCCTAAATAGTATATACCAGTTTCTTGAAGAATATTCATTATATCACGAAGCACAGATCCTTTGAGTGCAGGAAGTGTTTTTCTAACTACTGATATAGTTAAAGGTTTATCAGAAGTTGTTATAAGATATACAAGGTATTGACAAACTGCTACTGTTTTTCCTGATCTTGTTCCACCTTGATGGACTTTGAATCTTTTGTTTGATTTGATGAGGTCGTAGAATTGTCTGTTACATTTTTGTTCAACTGTCTTGGTGGTGTCCATTCTATGATTGTAGATTTAATTTGATTGTCATGCACTATCTCGCTTCTCTCTACATAACCACGAGATTTACCTTTTGTCTTTAAAAGAAATATTGTAGCAGTAGTATTGCCCTCACTTATTTGTTTGTGCAGTTGTGATTCAGCAAAATCAAGTGCTATGTTCTCAATATCTTTTACTTGCTTTGCAAACTCCTTATCTTCTTTTAGATACTTGTAATAAGTAGTTCTATTTATACCCACTTGCCTACAAGCAGTTGTTACAACTCCAAGAGATTTTTCAAGAGCAGTAAGTATTGCTTTTTTAGTGTGTTGTTTTTTGTTGCTTTTCACTTTACAAAAATACATAAAAAAACCCCACTTTTTCAAGTAGGGTAAAAACCAGGTTTCATAACTTCCTATTATCTTTCACAGTTTATGTCGGAAAGTGGTTTTAATGGACACTATATTGTTTTATTCTTTGAATCCATTTAGTAATATCTTCTTTAGTTTGCCAACCTAAAACATTACCATATTCATCAGAAAATATATTCAATGACATAAGTTCATCAAAGCTATCTAATATAGCAATCTCAAAATCTTCTATACCATCTCCATAGAAACCATCACCACCCACTACTGATAATGTTAGTCCATTGTTGAAAGTATATTTAGATCTTTTTTCTCCTAACATTCCAGTTTTGAATGTTAGTTCCTCAAATGTATTAACATCTATAGGTTCGTTATTTTTAATTTTATTTATTTCATTTAATAATTTTTCAATACTCATCTTTTTTAATTTTAGTTAAATGGGGGTGATTTTCACCCCCTTGATTGTTTTATTTATTTTACTTCTAATTGTACTAAGGGGAAAGCACCAGGAGAATTTTTACATTCTTCTACCCAATTAGGAACTAATCCAAACATTACACCATCAAGATACATTATAATGTCATCATCACTCGTAACATATTCCTCATCTGTGTACATATAATCTGCATTTTGTAGAGATACAATGACACCAGTTAAAGTTGATTTTGTAAGACCTGTAGCCTCTCTTAAATCGTTAAATGTAGTGTCAGAAAATCCTGCTTCAGCATACATTCTATCTGCTAATGCTTCAAGTACTTGTTTTTGTAATTTAGTAACTTTTATTGTTTTCATTTTAATTAATTTTAGTTATTATTAGTTTTTAAATATACTGCAATATAAAGAATATTTTACATATAAAAAAATATTTTATGTAAATAATTGCTAACTAATTGATAATCAATGAGAAAAATTTTAATCTTATTCTACTGGAGTATAGTAATTTATGTTAATTATTACAAAGAAAAAGATTACCTGGATTGTATGTCTTAGATCATCAGCTATGGTTTCTACACCCTCAATATCTTCATTTGTATAGTTAAAACCTATACCAAAACCCCTCATAACTGCTATGTCAATATCAAACATTAAACAAAGTTACTAAAAAGGTATATTATCTCTGATTACCTCAAACCTTTGTTTGTCTTTATCAACTGCTTTATATACACCACCATTTTTAAAATCAGGTGCAATCATAAAATCGCCTTGAATACCATTCTCTTTTGTCTTTACTTTTTGCACATATATCTGCACACTATCACTTCCATATATAGTTTTTTGTCCAAGATTACGATAAACTGTTATACAGTTATATGCTTTGTTAAAGAAGTCGCTTGACTGGGAAATATCATAGGGGTTAGGTACTCTATATTTACCCTCAACACTTTCCATTTTTCTTGGGTGTGCTACTAAAAATAAGTGTGTGTTTGTTTGTTGGCAGAACTGTGTAATTTCTGAAAGCAATTTGCCTACATAAGTAAAATCTTTTTGAGCAGAATGATCTAACATATTATATGGATCTATGACACAAACATTGACACCTTTTTGGAAAACAAGTTGCCTAAAAGCATCTAATATACCTTTGAGTGTAAGATTCTCTAAATCTATTTTTACAAAGTAAAAGTGTTCCTCTATAAAATCTTTTGTCTTATTAAGATCTTCTGTATTACATTCTTTTTCATTTATCTTATTTGCAAGTCGTTTTATATGGGCTTCGTATGGAAAACTTTCAGGTGAGAAAATTGCTATTCTAAAATTTTCGGATAATGCAAGATTAGTACATATTTGGTCGCAGACATCTGACTTGCCACTATTGGGTATTCCTGTAACAATAGTCCATTGTCCGAAACTAATGTTAAAATATCTATTACTGTCGCCAAGTCGCACACTATAATTCTTGATTCCATTTTCGTTGTAGTTAAGAACACTATCCCAAATATCGTTAATATTTAATACACCCTCTATTGGAAAGTTTTTAGCTTGATTTACGACCTCTCTAAGTTCACTTGCACCTTTGCTAACTAATATGTCGTTTGCATCTTTATAATCGCCAAATTCTACATATTTACATCTACCCTGACCAAATCTTCTTGCAAGTTCATTCCTCAAAGATAAACCTGCCTGGTCGTTATCTGTGCAAAGTACAATCTCTTTTTTATCAACAAAGTATTCCCAACAGTTGTCAAGATACTCTAATCGTTGTGAACCCTTTGATGCACCATTAGGTACTGAACAAACACTATAAAGACCTGCTTCATGTAGTGATAAAGCATCTATTTCACCCTCTACAATGTAAATCTTGTCCATCTCTTTTATATTATCAAGACCATAAAAGATAAGTTCAGCATCTTTAAATAATTTAAAGTTCTTTTGACCATCACGATATTTTACATTTATAAGATTACCCTCACGATAGTAATTAAAATTTATAGCAATCCTTTCCTTTTTAACTTGTGGAAAATACTCAACTGATTCACTAATTTTCCAATTTACTATTGTGGTTTCAGATATACCTCTTTTTGCAAACCATTTTAATGTTTTTTCAGACAGATCTGCTTTTATTTCAAGTGGTCTTACATATTCTTTTTTTTGTTGAAGATTTACATTACCACTCCAACCACAATGATGGCAATTAAATAAACCTTTTGGTTCGTTTATTGACAAACATTTTTCTGTTTTCTTTTTTCTTTTGTGTGAACATTTAGGGCAAGTTATATGAAACTCACCTGTCTTAAAACCAATATCAATTCCGAAGTTAAAAAATTTATCTTTCATTAAAGTTTTCTTTATAATTGTTTCTTTCTATTTCTAATTTATAAAAATTAAATGATTGCATACCTAAAATATGAGAATCAGTTGGTACAAAATAATGCCAACCTTTTGACAATCCTCTATTTAAATAGTAAAAAAAGAATGCTGCTTTTTTACCAGTATTTTTTTTCATGATAACTGTTGCAGTATGATCTGACATTGGTATTATCTCTAACACCTTAAATATCTCATTGTTAAAATTTCCCTCTCTTTTACTAATAGAAAACTTTTCAGCTACACCCTCTGCTTTTATTCTTAATTCTTTTACAAGTGATTTATTCATAAATTCATTTCTTTTAAATTTGTACCAAACTTTGCTTCAAACAGATTTATGTATTTTATACCATCTTTATTTTTCTTACGAAGTTTTAGTATTGATAAAAAGTTGTTTTTCCAAAATTCATCGTTACGAACTTTTGAAGCTATGTAATAAACTTTTCTTGGACTATACCCATCTAATCTTTCAAGTTTATCTATGCAGTCAAGCCAAGTGTTTTTTTCACTCTTTGTTTTTGGTCTTGTTTGAGTGGGAAATAATTTACAAATAGGATCTAAGGATTTAACAACCATGTCTGAATATTTATTCTCTTTATATTCTACTGTATTATTATTGTTATATATATATTTATTATCCTTCAACTTTTTTATGTTACCTCCCAAAGAATTATTTAGTACCTCTTTAAAATTTGTTATGTACATCTGCCTGGATTCTATTTCTTTTGAATTTTCTTTATAAACCATTTTTACTTTTATATATCCATAATCTTTCAGTTGATTTATCCACTTAGATACTGATACATTTGAAACACTATAAAGTTCTGCGAAATATTTATTAGTAGCAAAACAATAACCTTTTTCATTACAAAGTGCAGTTATTTCACCATACATTAATTTAGCATTGGCAGTCAAATTGGTGTCATATCTGACAAATGCAGGTATGATAGCATAATAGCTTTTTTTCATTTATATTTATAGGTTTGTCGTAATATTTTTTATCTCATTACAAAATCTTCTCAAACGATCATACATAAGTTGTACATCTTCTAAACATATTTCTTCATCTTCAAACTTCATAAATAATGCTTCAATAAGTAAATCAAACTCAACTCTTGTTAAAGAACCAATATATTCATAATTTTCAGAATCCTCAAAATTATGTATTTCAGTAAAACGAATCCTTTGTTTTGATTCTGACCAATAAACCATTTTAAGTGTTTGTATCATTGGGTAGTGATAAATATTTGTCTATAATTTCAATAGTTTTATCATAGTCATTTGTCCAATGACATTCCCAATTTTCTTCTCTTAATTTTTCTAACGATTCTTTTTGACTATCAGTTGGTTTATTATATCCAACTTTTAATTCAATGGCAAGACCATTTCTTATGCCATTTGACCTAAATATTAATATATCAGGTACTCCTGCCTTGCCACCTAAATATTTAAATTTAAATCTTTCAAATGGACTTCTTTTGCCCTCATTAGCTACATGAATTGCGTAAACACTTGGATATTCAAAACTTAAATAATTCATTACAGAATGCTGCAATTTATCTTCTTTACTTAAATATTTTTCAAATGGATTTCCCAATTCATCTAATTTACTTAAACATATTTTTTTTAAAGTTAAATAATTATTTTGAGTGTGTTTATCATACTGCATAAAAGAATGTAATGTTTTGATTCCAAAATTTACAGAAGCATGATCTTTTTTTACAAGTTCACCAATTTTTGTAAGTGTTGCATTTTTTACGATTTCTCTTGAAAGTGTATAGTAAAATCTTCTTGCATCAACAAAATCTCTTTTTCGTGATTTATCTGATATATTAATTTCAAAATAATCATTTACAATCTTTTTTACTAATCTCAAATCTTTCATTTTCTTCGTTTCCAACCTTTTAAAATAATTGTACCATCATCATCAAAATCTTGTGATTGATAGCCAGTAACAATACCTTTTTCTTTATATAGTTTCCAAAATGTAAATGCTCTTTCAAAATCCATTTCTGCATTTTCAAGGTGTGTATCATCTAACTTGTAAACTTCTACTGCAAAAGGGTGATTGGTTTCACAAGCTATAAACCTAAATCTGTGGGGATCTATTCCTAACATAAGACAGTAAAAATATGCTTGTAAGTTATATTTACGATTTTCAATTTCTCTGTTAAATTTTTCAGGTGAAGCATCTTGACAAGTTTTTATATCGCTTATCCAATCATCACCCAAACAATCAGGTCGCACCCTTACATCAATACCTTGATAAGTACCATAATGAGAAACTTCTACTTTTCCATTAGTCCATTTTTTTACCTTGTCGCTACCATTGAAATTTTTGTAAATTCCTCTTATTATATTATCTTCTTCTTCATCTAAAGGAACCTTACCTTTGTTTTTTTCTAATAGTTTTGTTTTTAAATCTTTATCATCTTTTTTACGAAGATCAAGTTTTGGTAAAACAAAATATTGCTTTTTAAATTCTTCAACACCCTCATAACAAATAGTGTGTACTGCATTACCTCGAATCATATATTTAGTTTGTTCTATCGGTTTTTTATTTAAGTAATGAAACACAGAAGTAGCTGCAATATATTTTAAACTACTTGCTGATATTGATTTTTTTGCATGATAATCTTCAATAGTATCATTTTTTATTTCTAAGTTCTCTAATCTCATCTTTTAATTGTTTAATTTCTAATTCTTTTTCTTCTAATTGCTTTGTAAGGTTTGCAATTAAATTGTTATATAACATATGTTCATTCATAATAAAATATTAAAAAAGGGGGTAAAAACCCCCTTATAATTAAAATGGTAAGTCATCTTCTTGCTCTGCTCTGACAGGTATAGATTCAGTTTTTACCTCTTGTTTTTGTGGTTTAAAATCATTGAATTTAACAGATGGATCACCATTGTCATTCTTTGTTAATTGAATAGGTATTTGCTTATTGCCATCATATTCACTTGTAAGTATGTCAGGATTTTCTTTTATAAAATCTATCAACACTTTTGGTGTTATAAATCCTTGACCTAATACAAAATCAGGTGCATTTGGACTTGGTGCAAATATTGTAATACCTTTTATATATATTGCTTTTTTTGACATTATATTTGATTTATATGTTCAACTTTTTTTTTAGTTTGCTTTGTAGCTTTTTTTTGTTTTGATATTGCAACAACAAGTTCATCTGCACTTGCTATTGAATCTTTAATACCTAAGCCTAAAAAACCTAAAGCACGACCAACTGCTGATGTTTCGCAATTCTCAACAAAACTTGTTTCGTTTACAAAACTCGTAGTTTTTTCTTCTTGTGCATAACCAGTAGAAACTATGTTTCCATCTTTGTTACGAATCACACACTTAATGATTATTGAATCTAAAACTCTTGTTGTTTTTTTACCTACAACTTTTTCGTTCTTTACAATATCACCAGTAAGTTCTGAATAGTTTTTTTCAACTATTTCAGTTTCAATAGTTAGAGATTTATACAGGGGGTTTCTACGAAACTCTGCTACTCTTTCGTGGACTTGTATATAATCCTTTCCTTTAATTTTTATTGATTCCATTAATATAAATAGTTTTTAAATTAAATTCTAATTCTTTCAAGTTATTGAGATCTTTGACAGTTAATGTTTCAGGTTTCTCAATCCTTGAATTAAGTGTTGGCATAGTCATTTCTAACTTTTCTGCAACATCTTTTTTATTAAGACCTAATCTTCTTAGGTCGCTAATGAACTCTATTTCAAATTCACTCATAAATGATTTTTCAATACTCATATTTTTTCCATTTGCCTAAAGGACATTCGGAATAAGGGGAAAGTGTTTTGGGTGGTATTATACAACCACAACCATTTCTAATTTGTTGTGTTTCAATATTTACACCTTGTTTATTGGGATTACATATTTGACCTGTTCGCATATCGCAAACATCACAAATCAATAATCTTAACTTAGACATTTGCACGATTTCAGGATCTAACATTTTGAACTCTTTTAAAGCCCAATTAGCCCAACCCTCTAAAATGTTCTTTAGTAACATATCTCACAAAGTTAAAAATATTTTACATATAAAAAAATATTTACTCAAATTTATACAAGTCAAATGAAACCTTATCATCATCTTGATTCGGCAAATGCATAATAATTCTATACTCATTTAGCTTTACATCATACTCAAAACCATCTATGATAGCAGCTACTGGTTCTTGTAATACTGTTGTTCCAAAATTTATCCAAATCTTGTTATAAAAATATATTGGTGTGGTATCAGCATCATCTTTATAAAATGTTCCCTCATACCTTTTTACTGGTTCTCTAAAATCATTTATCTTCTCTTGAAGAATATTTTTATCAAGCGTATTTGTAAGTATTGATAATGGTAAATTTTTTCTTGTGAATACACCTGCACCTTGTATAGAAGCTACATCAAGTTCCTCAAGTTCATTAGATAATATTGTAGATTTTTGCTCATATTCTCCTGTTACATTGTCTTGTTCTTCTGTTATTGAACCATCTATAATTTTAAATGTATTACCTCTCCTACGAATATGTACTCTTTTTGTAGAACTTGATTTTTGAGATATTTCAAAACCATCATACAAAACCTTACCAAAAAAGAAAGTATTAGCATTACCAGTCATTCTAAATAACTTTACCTCTATCCTTGGACTTGTTTCAGTTGTAGTTAAATTTGCTTTTATAACTGTTTTATATTTATTCCAGGAATCCATTTGTGTATAATCTATTTTTTGAAAATACTCATCATTTGTAAAATTGCCTGTTTCAAATTTATTAGTTTCAAAATTATACATCTTGTTTATACTACCATCGTTTGTAGAATCAAGACCAACACTTAAAAATTGTGATGTTTTTGATGTTCCAAGACCTGTAAAAATAAAATAGTTCCAAGAAATCTCAATATCACGCCCACTTTGTATTGGTGTTGTACTTAATATATTTTTAATCATGTGGGTAGTTTTTTCAGGTGTAAGAGGTATTTGATCTTGAAATAAACAGTATAAACCTGATATTGGATTTACACCAAACAAAATTTGACTTGGTATTTGCACACTTGCTTGTGCAGCAGTAATATCCCAATCAAAAGTGTTATATCTAAAATTAGGATTTTTATTTAGAAGTTGCATTTGATTTGTTACAGTAGTTTTAACTGCATCACGAAGTGGTTTTAAATATTCAACGATTAAATCTTGATTTAGTGGTGTAAGATTACTTGGCACTTGTTTTAAAACATCTTTAGTTTGCAAGAACTCTGACTTAGCTACACCATCTTTATCGTAAACTTGAAACTCAATGTTTTCAGTACCATTTGTTTGTAACAATCTTGTTTGCTCTGTTCTAATAAAACCCATAATACAAATTTACAATATTTCTTTGACCAACTGATAGTATTTATAAGATGCTAAATTAGGATTTATCTGCAAATCTTTTGGTGGTCTTTTTGTAATATACTCACCTTTATAAAATGCTTTATCATTACCATTATTAATACCTGCATTATGATATATAGCTTTTTTACCCCAATCATCTACATTGTTAGTAGCCCAAGTAAAATCCAACTCATCTATAATTTTTGTGTTACGATTTCTTTTCCAAAGATTCCAAAGTACTGCCCACATATCTGCACACCAAATTTGTAATCCATGATATTTTTCATCTTTTGCTTTTTTCTCTCCATTTAATTTTACTACTTCTGTAAATAAATTTTCACAATCTATTTCAACTTCTTGCCAAAATGTAAAATCTATATTTTTAAGTAGGTACTGACAACCACCTGAATTATCTTGATTTTTCTTTACTAATTCTTTATCTATATTTACAATATCACACATAAGATCTAACATATCTTCTCCTTTTGACATTATATATTCATAACCTATATAACTAATTGTATCGCTAACATAACAAGTTGGATTGCAACCACAAACATAAGGTGTTAAGTTAAGTGGTTTTGTAAGTGCAATATCACAATCATGATATAAAAAAGTACCCTTATAAAGATTGGCATATCTGTAAAAATGTTTTTTTAAAACATGAGGTCTTACACTTGATATATATTTTATTTTTTCTCTTGTATCAGGATAAAAGTAAAAATTTACTTTTGGGTATTTTTCTAATAAATAATATGCAGGTGTAGATGGATCTGCTTTGTCTGCAAACACAATATCTATTTGCTCACTTTTAACACCTTGTTTTAAAAAGCTATGTATCATAACATCTACTTGCCATGTAAAATATAATGTAGATGGTTGGCAACAAATATATCTCATAAATTATGGACAAGCAGGACAAGTTCTCGTTGCAATAGTTGCACCATTCCAAAAGAATAAATTACCACCTGTATGAATAAAATTACCTGGTGGTAAAAAAGTAGTACAAGTTGAATTTGTAAATACTGCACTTGCAGCATCTATTGTTGTCGCATTTATATATATAGTAATTGATTTATCTCCACAACAAACACTTTCAGCAATCGTAGATACTGCTGCTTGAATTGCAACACAAGGTGCTTCTGTTGTCGTTGTAGCTTGTGTCGTTGTCGTTGATAAAAATGCTTGACAAGTAGGACAATCAGCAAAACTTATAAAATTATCTACATCTCCATTTGCACCTGAACCACCATCTTGAAGTGAAGCATAACAAATGATACCATCTGAAATGACCGAAGGAAAAGTATTTGTTTCATTAGATACTTCAATGATTTGGTCATCAGCAGAACAATTTGATTGCAAACTTTGATATATTCTAAAGAAAGTTGTTGGTTGTGTTGTAGTTGTTGTTGTAGGTAATTGTGTTGTAGTTGATATACCTAAACAATCATCACAACTTACAAAACCTGATGTAAATTTTGGTGTTGGAAAACAACCTAAGTTAAAATCATCATTTGATGTAGGTTGTCCTGTTCTATTTATTAAACTAAAACAATCACCTGAACTTGTTTGTTTTACAAATTGTGGAAACTCATCTTTGTTATTACCTATTATTTTAATTACATCATCGCCACATTTTAGATATCTTGCAAAAAATGTCATTGTTGGACATTGTTCTGTAACTACTGGTGGTGAAACTGTACACAAAGTATTTATTGTAATACCACTTAAATCATCAGGGGTTGTAATTTCTTCAAGTATTGTAAAACAATCCGATGTTTGAACACTTAAAATTACCCTATCACCAATACTAAAACTCGCATTAAAATCAACTCTAAGTGTATCTAAAGAATTATCTTTTTGTACTAAGAACCCATCAGGTGTAACTATATCGGGTTCACAAGCAGGACAACTTGCAGTATTTTGTAAAGCAGAACCATTCCATTCTCTGTAATTAACTAAATCCTCTGACAAAAATTGTGCAGTTGGTAGCAAGGTCGTACACTCGCTATCAGTATAAACTTTAGTTGTACCAGTATTGTCTGTAAATGATTCACCATCAATAAAATGTTCTCTCGATGTAGGTGTTTCACAACACAAACTAAAAGCAGTACTACTTCTATATAATATGATACTTTTACAAGTTGCATCTACATTACCACCAGGTATTGAACCACTTGTTGAACAAGCACCAGTTATTGTTGGAAGTCCTGTAATATCAAACAAACTTTGTCCATAAGATACCTGATAACAGTTGGCACCATCAGTTGATATTACCACAAAATCTTCATTAGTAAATGAAGCATTGTAAGCTACATTTTGACCTTCATTAGTTGCTAATTTCCTTAATCTAAATGAGTTCCAAGTATATTGCTCTTTTTGACCTGCCGTTGGTACAGATTCACCTGTTGTATTTTTTGCATAAGCATTAAAATAATATGCTCTACCTGGTGTAAGTGTTAAATTAAAAGGTGCTTGTGATGTATCGGCAGTAAAAGTTAGAGCAGTAGATACATTCTGTCCTGTTGCGACTGGATATTGTACATTTTTGGTATAATCAGCAGCATCTGTTCCAAAATAAAACCCATATTCTGTAACATTACTTGTACCTACTTCTCGTATGGTACCATTTAATATCATAGATGTATTTTTTACTTGATTGTTCGCAAGTGTATTATTCGTAACAACTGCTCTTGCACCAGGTGGCTCTGTTGTTGTAGTTTCTCCAGGTGTAAACTGCACGACATCTCCTCTACCCTCTAAAAACAAACTACTCTTTGCATAAGCTATTATAAAGTGTGGCACACCAGTTTCGAGATTTGTAACTGAAACTGCAAAACTTGCAGATGTATCAGTTGATTGTATTTTTGGATTTGTTAAAGCATTTTGATTTGTTCCAAAATAAAAACCTCTTTCAATAATTGCTAAACCTTTATCATCTGTTATTTCACCATTTAAATTAGCTGCAGTATCACTTGTATTAGATACACTTCTTGTTTCAACTACTGGATTATTTTCTGTAAGATCGCCACCTAAATCACCTATACTTTGACCTGATATTGATTTGTCATAGTAATTACTATTAGATACTACATACCATCTTGCATTAGCTTGATAAACTCTTGAATTGGTAACTCTTAAAATGTTTTCTAAAACTTCTTTTGCAGATTTTTTTGCAAAGCCATTGAAAAGTGCAAACTCATTTATAAACATATCATGATATACTGTGTGGCTTTCTTCAACAACTGTGTTTGTAACAGGATCTGTCAAACGAATATTATTTTGGACAAAAATGTCAAAATCCAAACCAGTAAATGATAAAATTCTATGTATATAATAAAAAGCAGAATCCAAATTATTTTGATCTCCTGTTGCAGTTTTTATTGTACCATCTGCATTAGTATTTAATTTTCCATCAGGTACTAAATAAGAATCTAAAGTTCCAAGATTATCTATTGCTCTAAGTGAAATGTCAAAAGGTTTTGATTGTATAGATTCTGTAAAAGTATCTGAAACTAAATATCCCTCCCAATAAACTTGAAAGTCAGTTGCTGCTGCCCAGTTTTCATCAAGTGCTTCCCAGTTTGTATCTACTGTCTCCCATATTGGTGAATTAATATCAGCAGCAGGATCTTCAACTCCAACAATAACTCTTACTTTATATTCTCTTTCATCAAAATCAGTAAACTCATCATAAGATATTGTGTCGGTAGTTTTTATATTTAACTCACAAGAAGAACCAATTATAGGATTGTAAAAATCATCATCACTTGTATATTTTACAATAACAGGATTATCAGTACCAACAATAGAATTTACATCACCAGTATAATCTTGTTTGAGTATTTGTACACTCCTTTTATTACCCTTGATGTCAGAAAAATCAAGTTCATATTTTACACCGTATGCCATTATTTAAATCTATTTCTATTTCTTTCTGCTCTTTGTAAAGCTACAACTAAATCTTGTCCTCTTAACACAAACTCACCCTGCATAGCACCACCACCTAACATTGTTTTTAATTTACTTAATGGTGCGACTACTTCAGGATTAGATCTTGCACCAGGATATTCTCCAATAAGAGCAGTTGTTGGGCTTGATACTATTCCACCTCTTGCTAACTCTATACCAGAGAATTGAGTAAATAACCCTTTTATACCACCGATTCTTGTAAGTATTTTAGAACCACCACCTGCACCACCCAAAAATGCACCAAGTAGCATAGCTGCTGCTGCTGCTGCAAGTAATCTTGTAACTAAAGCTTTTAATATTGTTCCTAATCTTTTTAATGGGTTTTCACCATCTGCAATAGCAGCAAATCCCTCTTGTAATGCAACACCGATTTGTGGTATTATTTGTTCTCCAAATGTCTTAAAATCTTCAACTAAAGGTTTTATTGCTTGTGAATTTAAATCTTGAAATGCACTTGTTGTTGTTGTTATTATTGGACTTAATGTAGAAAGTGCAGGTCTTACTACTGTATTTATACCAACACCTGCAGATTCTATCATACCAAATATTGCTTGATGTAAATTTGTAGCAGATTCAGATAATCCATCAAATTCGGTTTTTGTATCATCTGTATTAGGTGTACTAAAAGTGCCAGGTGGTTGTACTAAAGAAAAAGGTAATCTATTTTGATTTTTACCTAACGGTCCAATAAAACCTTGTTTACCTATTGCATCTATATTGTTTTGTAATAATTGAAGTTCTTTATTAGTTTCACTTAATTTTATAGGATCTAAACTTGTACCTTCAAAAAGTCCCATATTTCCTGATACACCTTTTGAAGAACTAAATATTGCAAATCCTGCTAATGCAGAACTTAAAGCAATAATAGCTACAGTTGTAGCTGATACTGCAGTTGTTATTGCAGTTGCAGCAGCAGCTAAAGCACCAAAAAATAAAAGTAAAGGTCCTGCAGCTATTGTAAATGCAGTTAAACCCATTATAATCTTTTGTGTGCTGCCATCAAGATTTTCAAAATCATTAACTAATTGACCTATTTTTTTTGAAAGTGCAGGAATACCATCTTTTAAATTTAATGTTTCAGCAATTTCTTCACCTAATCTTGCAAGTGCTATATTAATATTATCTTTTAATGTACTAAATAAACCCTCTAATGTTTGCGAAAGTATTTTAAGACCATCATTAAAACGACCACCTTCACTTGTTGCTTTTTCAAATGCAGTATTTAAGATGTCAAATGTTAGTTTACCCTCTGAAGCTAAATCCATTATTTTACCCTCTGCAACACCCATTTCTTCAGAAAGCAGTTGTAATATAGGTACACCATTATTTATAAATTGCCTTAAGTCTCTTGTCATCACACGGCCTTCTGCTGCTGCTTGACCAAATGCTACTGCAATACCTGTAAGATTACCACCTGTTATAGCAGATACATCACCAAGCATTTTTAGAGATTTGAAAGCATCATCACTTGATTGCCCAAATCCCATTAACATATTGTTTACTCTTGTAAGTTCCTCTAATTGTAAAGGTGTTTCTGCACTAAATTGTACTAATCTCTGAAAAGATTCAGCACCTGCATCAGCAGAACCAGTAAGTGTATTTAATGTAACTCTTAATCTTTCAAATTTAGCTGCTTGTCTTAAAGCCAAGGTACCAACTGCTGCAAGTGGTAGTGAAACTCTTGTGGACATTGTACGACCAAATTTGGTCATATCAGTAGTAAATTTTTTTATTTTACCACGAGCATTATTAATATCTTGATTAAATTTTGCAGTTTTTGCAATAAATTCAAAAAGTAATCTAAAATTTTGGTCTGCCATACTACAAAAATAACTATTTTTTATTCAACTTACTATTTACAAGATCTCTATACCTTTCAAATTCTTCCCTTGTAGATTTAGCAGTTTTTCTTTTAATATTGTCTTGTGGTAACTCAAACAACTCGTGTGGTTTTATCATTTGAGATTTCTTTGTGCAGTTTACATTATGAACCATAGCAGCTAAAAATCTAAATTGTTCCCATTCTGCATTTATTCTAATTATGTAAGATTCAGAAATAAGTTTGTTTTCTTTGAAAGTATTAGTCCAAAACTCATTAGGGTTTATTCCACAATAACCAATGTAGAAATCAATAATATCTTCCCAAGTTGTTTTATCGCTTACTTTTTTTTTGTGTCAGGATTTCTTTGCATACCTGCATTTAAATCATTACCTAATATTCTTGATTCAGTCATAGCTTTGATTATCTTTTCAATATCTTCTGAAGTTGCATCTTCAAGCCAATTACCTACATCAAAATTATCGTAATCAATTTTATTTTTATTTTCTTGATCGTATGTTAAAATTCCTGCATATACAATAGTAATTATTGTTTTTAATGAAGCACCTTTTTCAAATACAGTTCCAATTTCATCAAGAGAAATATCAAGCATATCTGTAAAGGTTGCCCAAAAGTTCATGCTAAAATGAAGTGTGCGATTTTTTCCCCCTAATTTAAGAGTGTAGTAACCTCTTTGTTTTGTCATAGAATTTATTTACAATAACAAATATAACAATTACACATTATAAACCAATTTTTAATTTACTGATTCTGTGATTGCACCTGTAACTGTGATTGTTCCTGAATAGGTAACTGCTTCTTCCATAGAACCACTTATTTCACACGAGGAAATAAAACCCTCTCCTGTGTAAATAGTGTCCCCCGTGGCAGCAGTACCGAAAGAAAAATCACATTTCTGTCTTGTTAAAAGTTTGTGTGCAATTTCAGCACCACCACTTGAACCATCTGTGTAATCAATTAGACCATCAAAAGAAATTTCTGCAGATCTTAAACCTGCAATCACTTCTGAAAAACCTGATGAATCTTTTGTAGTGGCATCTGCCATGTCGTTAGTAAATGAAATAGTACATGATGTAGAATGTCCGATTGTAGTTGGACTTGAACCATCATCTGCTACTTTTATTAAAAGGTTGCTACCATTGAAAACTGTTGAAGCCATATCTTAAATTTTTATATTACAAATATAATTAAATTTTGATTAATAATTTTTTGATGATTTTATTCCAACCAGTAGAAAACCAAAGGTTGAAGTTTCTAATTTTTTGTGCTAAATATTCAAAAATTTTTGCCATGTTTTTTATTTTTTTTCGTTGTGTTTATTTATTGTTTTTTGTATTGAATCAAACCTTACTAAAATCTCCATTGATAATCCTGCTTCAAATTTATGTATTGGTCTGCCATTTTTATATATAATTATAGTTGGTACAGATTTTATTGACTTCTTAACTACATCGGATTGATCTTCTACATAAGCATACTGCACCTTTGTGTTTTTTAACCTGTCAAGACCTCTATAAGCATTTGTAACATTCCATTTGTAATTAAAATGAACTGTTGTTATATCTTGTCCATAACTTAAAGAAGTTATTGTAAATAACAGTATTAAAAATATAAATCTCATTAATTATCTTTTGTAATTATCTCAAATAATTTTTGGTCAATATCTTCTAACTTTTCGCCATTCTCCTGCACTTTCTCTTGTGTATTGATTATTGTTTCTCTTATTAATTGATCTTTTAAATCATACTCTGTTCTTGACACTTCAGGTTCAGGTAGTTTCTTAGCTAATTCTATCTCGCCCTGCAAACTGTACCACATTCCTGTTACTGTAACAATCACCATTCCAATCGTTATCATATTTTCAACACTAATATTAAACTTCTTTTTTTTGATTTCTTCTATATCTAAATTTGCCATAACTTAAATTTTTAATGTATTTTCTCTGCCCAATAAATATAAGTTCCACTTGATACATTATAAGGTGAACTACTATCTCTAAATCTAAATCCACCAGTTGGTGCATCTCCGTGACCTGCTGCTAAAAACTCACACGCACTATTTGAATCTGTTTCTGCATATTGACTTGCAGTATTATTAAATAGTAATCCTTTTTGATAGTAACTACCACCTCTTTTACTATCAAACACTCCCCAATTACTTGTACTATCTACTCTTTTTACCATTACAAAATCAGGAGAAAATCCTGGTTGCACAACTGTACCTGAAGCAAGACCATTTCCTGTGTATGTACCAATCTTTCTTTTACCTGATACTGAATGGAAACAGTATGCTATATAGTTGTCTGCTCTATCGCCTACACCACTATCATTACCGACATTAATGACCGAAGATGTAGGTGCTGCCCCAAATACTGTACTTGCAGTTGCTTCTGCACTATTTGAATTTAATTGTAAATATTGATTAGTATTAGATAAATCTTTGTGATAAACAAACCAACTTGGTGTACTCCATTCATAATCTTTTATAATCACAAATTCTGGTGCCGAGCTTAATCCATGACCAATAGTTTTTGCAGAGCCATTAGCTGTACCTTGATATTTTACAATACTAAAACCTGCACTTTGATTTGCATTAGCTAAAGATGTAATATTTCCATCATTATTTACAAGCCAAGTTCTACCTGCTCTCCAACCATAAGCCACATTACCCTCACCATTGTTATTACCTGACTCGTTACCAAAAGTAAATCCATCAAAAGCAAATGATTGTAAAGTATCACCATTTTGTACTGCTTGACTTGTCTCTGTTGAATCTAATCTATTACCTGCACCTCTTACACTATCAAACCAAGACCATTGACCTGTTGCATTGTATGGTTTCACAATAGCTAAATCAGGTCTAAAATCAAAACCATCTATATAATGATTTGCAGCTGCATTTCCATCATACAATTTAATATTAAAATTATATTGTGTAGTATTATCTTGTGTTACATTTTTCTTCATAGCAAGATATATATAATTTTTACCACTTCCATTTGTCATACCACTTGATGATGGTACTTGAAATCCATTACTTTGACTAAACATTGTTGAATTGTTAAATGATTGTTGTGCTTGTGTTTGGTCAAATGAATTTACACTCATACCTAAATCATAAGAACTAAATACTGCCCAATTATCAGTATCCGTTGTATTTTTGATTATAATAAAATCAGGAGTAAATCCAGTAACAATAGTTTGAAGTGAACCTGTGCCTGTATATGAACCTACTTTACTAAATCCAGTAACAGAATGCCAACAATATGCAATCATATTATCGCCATTACCATTTGTATCACCACTTGTAGCAAGTGTAAACACAGTACTTGTTGGTGCAGTATTTTGCCAAACATTAGCAGTTCTAAAAGGTGGTGTACCATTTGGCTCTAAATATTTTGTCCAATCCGAAACACCTGCTACCCAATCTGCACTTGCAGAATATTTCTTGATGAAGATTAGTTCAGGAGCTGATGATAATCCGTGTCCTACCGAAGCATTTGCACCAGTTCCTGTATATTTTACTATACTAAATCCTGCTGCTGCATTTGCAGAAACATCAGATGTAATAGAACCATTTGAATTTGATACTGTATTTTCTGCTGCTTTTATAAACCAACCATTATAAGTTTCATTAAGATAGTCAGAATTACTTGGTGTAAAATTACCATAAAACTCTGTATTTTTTGCATTATAAGCACTCGGTCCATAACTACCTTGTTGTTGCGCACTATTTGAATTAACTTGTAACCATTCTCCGACACCTCTTACTATATCAAACCAACCCCAATGATGAGCTTCACCTTTTGCTCTTGTTATTACAAGACCTGCTCTAAAATTGTTCATTATGTTTTTAGCATAATCTGAACCACCCCAATTTTCTACTGCTAAACTTTCTTCTACTGTTGGTGTTACATCTGCTGCTGCACCTGCTATAGCCCAATATAAATATGTACTTCCATTAATGTTTATATTTGTATCACCTGTACCACCTGCTGCAACAATTTGAAAGCCATTTGACAGAAAATCAACATAAGCTAATGTTTGCTCTGCTGCTGAATCATTTGCAAATAATAATTTATCTCTTGTATTAGTTGTACTTCT